AGAAACAAGGGAAATACCACGACAACCACAAACACGGCATCTATTCATCAATTCAGTGGCTCCGGCTGTCGGACGAGGAACGCGACATACTGACCTTTATCGACATGGACAACGACCCGCTGTTTCCGCTTCGCGAGCAATATATGGCTACCTTGGTTCAGCTCCAACGAATTTACGATATGATTGCCGAACTCAGTGAACGGCGTCCGAAGGATTATATCGACTCGATTATCCGGCTCGAAGGCGAGGCGAATAAGAAGACGCAGGCAAGCGCGAAGCTGTTGGACACCATTATGAAGGCGCAGGAGCAGACCGGCGAGAACGCCGACATCGAGGATAGATCCTGGCTTCATGCTATGATTGAGGGAAAAAAACATGAAAACATGGACTAAAACAATTGACTATGCGCCGTTTAACAAAAAACATGAAGACTATATCGAACGCGCCGTCGGTTGCTATATGTCGGTCGCCGAGGGCGCGGTTCGCGCGGGGAAAACGATTGATAACTGTCTTGTCGCCGCATACTATCTTGAAAATTGCAAAGATGAAATCCATATCGCGTCCGGATATAGCGTGTCCAACGCCATGACGAATATAGGCGACTGCAACGGCTTCGGATTGGAGCACCTGTTCCGGGGGCAATGCCGGTGGGGAAAGTTTAACGGACATGATACCCTCTATATTTACGGAACAAATCATGGTGTTAAAAAGGTCATTTTCTGCGGCGGCGGCAAGGCGGACAGCTACAAGAAAATTCAGGGAAATTCCTACGGGCTTTGGATAGCGACAGAAATCGCCAACCATTACGACAGCGACAGACAGGATAGTTTTATCGGGCAGGTGTTCAACCGTCAAATGGCAGCGCATGACCGCAAAGTTCTTTGGGATTTAAACCCGAACGGCCCAACACATGACATTTATAAAAAATACATAGACCGTTACAAGGAAATTTCCGATACCATCGGCGGATATAATTACCAGCACTTTACCATCGACGATAACAATTCACTTTCAGAGGAGCGCAAGGATGAGGAAAAAGCAAAGTGGCCGCCTGACTCGTTTATGTACAAGCGTAATATCTTAGGACAGCGTGTCAACGCTGACGGCTTGATTTATAATAATTGGGAGAAGCGCGAGTTCGATATTGAGGAGCTGCGCAGGGTTCCGAACGTCAGCCACGTTTACGGACAGGATTTCGGGTATTCGGAAAAGAGCCGGTGCGCGTTCATCGCCGCCACCGTCAACACTAACACGCGGGAAATTTACGTTTTCGACGAAATCTACTTGCCCGGCATGACCAACGCCGCGCTTGCCCGCGAGTTGAAATCCCGGGGCTACGATCGGGAAAGGATCATGTGCGACAGCGAGGCTCCCGACCGTATCGCGGAGCTGCAGCTTAATGGTATCCGCCGCGCGATGTCGGTCGGCGGTAAGGACGTTATCAACGGTATTCAGTTTATTCAGCAATTCAAGATAATTGTTCATCCGAGGTGTCAGCACACCCTGGACGAGCTGGCGAGTTACAGCTGGGACCCGAACAGCGCGAAGGATCAACCGATTAAAGCTATGGACCATCTTATGGACGCGCTGCGTTACGCCTGTTCGCCGCTGATATTAAAGCGCAGACGATAAAACACTTAGGAGGCTCTTTATGCCGAAAAAGAAAAAAACTCCGCCAGTAAACGCAACCTTAAAAGCATTGGACGGCTTTGTCAACAAACTCGCCCGCTTAGGGCTTAACGCGCCGAATATCATGAACGCGAACGAGTATCAGATGGAGCGGTTGTCCCACAACTTCACCCAGCTTGACGCGCTCTACCGCACCAATTGGATAGTCGGCCGTATAATCGACGTGGTCGCCGAGGACATGGTGAAAAATTGGTACCAGCTCGATTGCGTCATAACTCCCGAGGACATAAAACGTATAACCCACCTTGAACGCAAAACACAGCTCCGCGCAAAGATTACCGAGGGACTGCAATTTGGCCGCCTTTACGGTGGGGCTGCGGGGATTATAATGATTGAGGGGCACGAGGATATTCTGGACGAGCCGCTGAGGCTTGACGACATAATGCCGGGCTCGTTCAAGGGGCTTATAATCCTTGACCGCTGGACGGGGATAACGCCGAATATGGAGCTTGTAACCGACATTTCCTCACCCGCGTTCGGTCTGCCGGAGTATTATTTTATAACCGCCAACCCGCTTGAAATGGGAATAAGGGTTCACCATTCCCGGGTTGTCCGTTTTCTGGGCGCGAACCTGCCGAACCTTGAAAAGCAAGTGGAACAGTATTGGGGCGCGAGCGAGATTGAGCGCGTGTTCGACGAGCTTAACAAGCGGGACAGTACGTCCTGGAACATGGCGATGTTGGTATTTATGGCGAATTTGCGCGTGTTGAAGCTGTTTGGAATGGGCGAGTTCGCCGCGATGGGCGAGGAGGACAGGGCGGACCTGTACAGCACAATGGAAGCTATGAACCTGATGATGAACAACAACGGGCTACAGATTATCGGGGAAAAGGACGAGTTCGACACACATTCCTATTCCTTCAGCGGCTTGTCCGACCTGTACGAAATGTTTATGATGGACGTATCGGGCGCGGCGGAAATTCCGGTTACAAAGCTGTTCGGCCGCGCGCCCGCCGGAATGAACGCTACCGGCGAGAGTGATATGCGAAACTACGAAGACAGCATTGAGTTAAAGCAGGAATCAAAGCTCCGACCGATACTTGACATACTGCTGCCGATAATGTTTATGAGTGAATTCGGTTATGTGCCGGACGATTTGGATTATTCCTTTGTTCCCTACCGGCGGCCGAGCGATAAGGAACGCCGCGACCTTGCCAAGCAGGTTGCCGACGCGATCGCGGGGGTTTACAATCTCAACATAATCAGCCAGAAAACCGCGCTTAAAGAGCTGCGGCAGTCCTCCGAGATTACCGGCATGTGGAACAATATTACCGACGAGGATATCGAAGCGGCCGACGGTTCCTTTGGGCTTCCGGGCGGTGAATTTCTTCCGAATTTAGGTGATTTGATTGACTAAAACTTCAATTTGGGCGGCAAAGCGGCGGATTGAAAGCGGCTACCGGCGCGAGCTGAATAAACATTTTGAAAATTTATTTAAAATTCTCCGAAGCGGCGGCGAGCCTTCTGCAATAATTGAAAAACTGAAAAAGCTGGCGGCATCGCCGGAATACTTAAAGTTCGCCGGAGCTCTTGCGCGGAAAATGGTAACAGGCGCCTACGCGCAAAACGCGAAAACATGGCGGGAAGCGGCGTTCCAATCCATGCGCGGGCGCGAAATTTATGAAGCCCTGACCGGCAGTCTTAACGGTACGCCGATGGGCGCGAGGGTGGCGGAGCTGGTAAAGGAAAACGCCGCGCTTATTAAAACCTTCCCGCTTGAAATTTCGGAGGATATTACCGCCTTCGTTCAGCGGGAACAGTTAAAAGGCCGCCGCGCCTCTGAAATCGCCAAGGATTTAGCGAAAGAATTTCCCGACCGCGCGAAATCGCGCATTGACTTAATAGCCAGAACAGAGGTGAGCAAGGCTCAGACTGCGCTTACGCGGTCGCGGGCGGAAAGTCTTGGCTTGAATTGGTACATCTGGCGTACCAGCGAAGACGGACGCGTTCGCGGCGCGCACCGGCATATGGACGGCGTTCTTATAAACTGGAATGACCCGCCCGACCCGGAAGCGCTTATTGGACTACCGTCGAACGGGAATTACCACGCCGGGGATATTTTCAACTGCCGTTGCTATCCCGAGCCCATTGTTTCTCTTGATTTTGAAAGCTTCCCGGCAAAGGTATATTACGGCGGAACTATAACCCGCGTGACCCGCGCTCAATTTGACAAAATTAATTAAAATATAATTTATAGTAAAGGAGTTGGTAAAAATTGCGAAAGCGTTAGATAAGGCGCCGCGCCGCTCGTTTTTTGCCGAGAATATCAGCGACAATATGGCGGTAACAACCGAGGGCTATCTCGTGTGCTACAACGTTCCCATTGCCCGGACCGGCGTAATGAAATACCTGGGCGAGGAGCTTGACCCGGAAGGATTGTTGGGGCTTGACAGGAACGAAACTTACAACCTTCGGAGGAACGAGGATGAAGTGTTCCACCCTGACGCGATTGTTTCGTTCGAGGGGAAGCCGTTCACCGACGGACACCCGCCGGACGATGTCGCGCCGGATAATTATTCGGTCTATTTAAAAGGCGTAACTCAAAACGTACGCCGTGGCGACGGCACCGACAGCGATAAGCTGATTGCCGACATCGTCGTCTACGATTCGAATATTATTCGCGATATTCAGTCCGGGAAGCGCGAAATTTCCAGCGGATACGATTATATCCTCTTGACCAACGAGGATGGAAATCTGTTCCAGGGGGAAATTCGCGGAAACCATGTGGCACTTGTCGACAAAGGGCGCGCGGGCCCGAAAATCAAGATTAAGGATGAATTACCACAAAAAAAAGGAGGATTCAGGTTTATGCCAAAGACTAATAAAACCATTATGACCAAGCTAATGAAACTTATCGGAGCTGACGCCGACCCGGAAGAGGTCGCCGAGCTGGTGGAAGAAATCGCGGAATTGAAAGAAGACCTGCCCGGCGCGGACGAAGGGAAAACCGGTTGTGATGAAGACCCCAACGCGGCGGTGCTGGATATGTGCAAGCAAATGCTTGCCGCTATTGAGAAGTTGGACGCTAAACTGGACGCGAAGGCGGCGAACGACGAAGATCCGCTTGTAAAGTTGGAAGCCGACCTGCTTGCCGAAAACGACCTTGACCCCGCCAATACCGGCGGCTT